GGAACATATGGTGCGTAGTAACCAATAGCATCTCTTCTGTCAGTACCTTTATAAAGAACAGTTACATATTCGCTTGAAGCGAATGCATCCATAACAACTTTCATTTTATTGAATGTCCCAATAACAGATACACCAACAGCAGTCGCATCTACAGTAGAGGCATTTCTGATAGGTGTGTATCCTTTGATTTGCTCAAGAACTGTAGCAACTTTTGGAGAAACAATAAGAACATTACCTGCTCCTCTTCTTGTTAATCTGGCAATTTCTCTTGATTCGTTAGCAATTTTAAGTGATAGGTGAGCCATACCTTCAAGTTCAAATCTTGAAGAACCAGAAGCATCAGTACCACCAATTTTGAAGTCACCTGCGGGAGCAGCCCAACCATTAACTTTAGCAACAATTTCTCTATCAAGTTCGTTTTGAATCTCAACAGCCATCATATTCATAAGCTCTTCATCGGCATTAAGACCATGCATCGATTTAAGGTCTTGGTACATTTCAACAGTATATTCCGCTTTAAGTTTTCTTGATTCAACACCTATTTGAGTTTGAATAATATCAAAACCAACTTCTGACATATCATAACCAAGTAATTCTGCTTCGCTTGTTGGAAGTGAACCAGTATATCCTTTAAGGATTTTTTGGAAAGTTAATTCGTTAGAGTAAGTACAGAACCGATTTTAGCATCGATTAAGAAAAAGTTTTCTTCAATATAGATAACAGTGGCTTCAGCTGCACCAACCTTAACAACATCACCTTTAACTGGAGCAGTGCCAGTAACAGCAACTTCAATAATTTGACCACCAGCAACTGGAGAAATTCTACCACCAGTTTTATCGGTAGCATTGGCACCCATGCCTGTATATCTAAATGCAAGTGTGTAAATAAATCCAGTGGGACTCGTAAGTGGTTGAACACCAACTAATTCATTAGCAATAAGTGCTGGTTGAACTCTTCTTGCAAGTGGCATAAAGATTGGAGTGAATTGAGCAACATCAGTGGCTATAGTGCCCTCTGTCATTAATCTAGCTTCCTCTTGAGCTTGGTTCTCTAGTAAAAGAGCAACATTTGATTTTTCGCTAGCCTTGATAGCTGGCATTTTTGCTGATTCCAATATATCAGTATATTTTTCTGTTAACATTTGTGTTTCCATATTTTAATTCTCCTATTTGTATTTTGATTATTTATATATAGTATATTAGAATAAGTGGCTTGCTTTTGTAAGGTAAGAAGAACCTACATTTTCAACAATCATTTTTTCTTCAACTTTTTGCGCTTTTTCGCCTTTAACTGATTCAACTAAAGTATCCATTTTTTCAATGAAGTCAACTGGATCATTTTCATCAAATTCGACAACTCTTGCAAGTTTAAGGAATTTATCTCTTTGAAAAGCAGTCATATCTTCAGCAGATTCTTTTACAAGACCTGTTTTAAGAAGTTCAGCGTTTTTCTCTTTAAGTGCAATGTTTTCTTCCATTAGTCTATCTGCTAATACTTCAGCTGACTCATTAGTTTCTCCTTCAATTTCTTCTTTAGCCTCTGCTATTTGAGCAATCTCAACACCAGTAGCAATCATTAAAGAATTGAATCCTTCAAGTACAGCATCATATTTTTCTGATTTAATAGATTCTTCTATCGCAAAAGTGTTATCTTCTACAAATTGTTCAACAACTTTTTCGAGATAAGCATCAAGTGTATCTTCTAGTTCAGCCTTCATTTCTTCAAGTTGAGCCATCATATATTCTTCATATGCATCTTCTCTGCTTTCAGCTAATTTAATAGCCTCAACAAGTACGGCAGCATCGAAAGATTCAGATAATTCCTCTTTGATTTCTTCAGCCAAATCTAATTTTTCTAAGATTTGTTTCATATTATTCTCCCTATTAGTTTTAATTTTTATCGATAAAAATTAGTAGTTTCATGACTTCTCGGTCATTTATTTATCAATAATTTTATATATATAGTATCTTATACTAAGTTTATTTATATATATATTTTAGAGGCTTCAAGGCTTCAATGAGCATCCTAGCTTCCTCTTCACCTAACTTTGTTTTTTTGTTATTAGAAGCTTTAGGATTCTCAAGATAATCATTTATATCTTCGACCAAAGATGAAGACCTTTCTTTTATAAATTCATCAATGCTATCGATAATCTCTTCCATTTCCTTATTTTGATTTTCGACAATAGCTTTGAATGTTGTTTCTATATATTCTGTCATACCTTCGATTACCTCTATTTTAGCATTCTCAACGGCTTCATTAATTTTTTCTTGTATTGGACAAGGTTCGTTATTTTCTTTGGCCTCTTGTATTTGCTTTGTAGTAATATCACACGCTTCACCAATACAACCATTTTCATCGATCTCAAATTCTTTATCTAGCATTACACCATTTTCAAATGTATATCCTTCAACAACACCATTTAACATTGCGTTGTAATCGCTTGGCATATCAACTGCATCATAAGTAATTAGTTTGAAATCTTCTACGACGCCTGTAGCGGAAACTTTACCAACTCCTCTTGAACTAACACCAATTTTAATTCCTTCTTTGATAAGACCCTTAAGTTTATTAGTTTGCTCAGTATTGTCATTTAGTATTTTTGCTTTACCTACAACGTTACCTGTTTCATCTAATTTTAATTCTACAATTCTCATTACAGCCTTAAGTGGGTCGACTGTACTTCTTGGCGGATGTTGCCATTCACCTAAAGTATTTACTGTTTTATTTTTGATTTCTGATTGATATTTTAATGTTTCCCTTTCCCAGATTGCTCTTGAATAAACTCTACCATTCCTATTTTTCTTCTCTGGAGTAGAAAAAATACCCGAAATATAGTAGTTTCTTTCAGTAGCACCTGTACTCTCATTGATAACTTCTTCAATTGAGCCATCAAGCAAGAGAGTATCTTCTATGATTAATTTCATAAATGCCTCCTATAATTTTTTAAGTATTAAACTTGCTATTATTTATAGAAGTTCTTAATCATCAATGCCCGGTTCATCTTGAACATTCTGTGTTGATTGCAGTGATGTGGTGTCACCAGCTTGGGCGAATGCATCTTTCATTCTTTGCATTTTCATAAGCTCTTCAGCACCATCTTTTATTTTTGGGTTATTTCTGAGTTTATCCTCTAAGCTTACCCTAGCCTTATCAGCAAATTTTGAAAATTCTTTCTTTTCAGCGTGACTGATAACTTCTTTGATTTCATTCATTGTTTTCAATTTTTATCCTTTATTTTTAGTTTATCATTATTATTTATATAGTATACCTTTACCAAGAGTCTCCTTCATCTCCATCATCTGTATCATAAAATCTAGCATATAGAGGATCTTTCTTTTCCTTTTCTAACTGTTCAGCAAGTTCTCTTATGTCATCATCTGACATCTTAAATATTTCTTTAAATATGAACTCATGACTGAAATATTTTCCTGTTAATTCTTCTATATTATTATACATATCAATGGCCTGAGATAAATTTTCTCTTTGCATTTTCTGGAAAAATTGATTTTCAGAGACAAATTTTATTTTCATATTAGGAAGTAATTCTTCCCATTCCTCTTCAGTTGCAATCCCTTTTGTAATTACTTGTCTTTTCAGTAATTCGTAGAATAATTCAAGAAACTGGTTTCTTAATCTCGAAATAAAGTTAAAGAATTTTAACTCTTCCCTCTTAATACTTGTAGTGTCAAAATCAAATTCTCCTTCTCCTGGCCCTTCGTCATTAATTCTATCACTTGGAACTTTTAATGCGGTATATAGTTTTCTCTTAAAATAAAGAACATCTCCCAATTCTCCTAGATTTCCTGTCTCATCAATAGTATCAACAGTGGTACCTTTCTCTCCTCCTCTATTTGGAAACCAATAATCTTCAGTCAATGAGGCTATATGTTGTTGATTTGAGATAGTACCTGTCTGCAAATCATAGAATTTTTTATACTTGAATTTAGCCTGGTTTTTCTTCATCACTTCTTCAGCTTTTTTATTATTTAAGTTTGAAACATCAACATTAAACACTCTTCTTGAAACAGAACGAGTAAATCTCATAGGAATAAGCATATCTTCTAAAGTATTAAGCATATTAGCAGTTTTTATGGCAACATGCAGATTACTTAGTATAACATTTTCATTATAAATCCCTGAATCAATCCTTATTATTTCTTCTCTATCAAAATACCTTTCTTTTTGAAGTTCTGTAGAAGCAAATTGATTGTTTATATGAGACATATCTACATATTCCCAAATATTCTTGGTATAGTTAAACATAAGATTAAAAGGAGTAAGAATACTCAATTTTTTTATACCTCCTCCTAAATCACCTTCATCATAAGCACAATGAACATTTAGTTGGCCATCTATGTAAAAAGTCAGAAACATAGAGTATATATTTTTTGACAACTTAATTTTGTTCATAATATCTTTAAGCTCTTGGGCAAATTTATCTTTAACCTCTTGAGGTATCTCATTACCAAAATCCATATTCAGAATCTCATCCGCACCAGGAGAAAAAATAGCCTCATCAACTATTTCATCAATAGCATCAGATACTTCAGGAATTCCCGCAATTCTTCTATAAGATTTTATCAACTCGTTTTGTAATTGAGTTTGTTTTTGCCTTTTTGATGTTTGGCCTGAATATATATTGGTATCTCCAGTATCAAGAAAGCCAACAGGAATAATATCTTCTAATGAATGGTCAATTTGTTCCGGTGTTGGGTTACTTGATAATGTATCCGCCTGTTC